GCTTTTGCTAAAAAGCTTAAGTTAACACCGGAGCAATATGCACGAGAAATGATTAAATTGGAGAACGCAAATGGATAAGGTAATTAAAAGAGAATCAAGAGATACTGAAGTAAGAGAAGACGTAGCAAAAAAATGGCAACCCGCCTCACTCCTTCCAGAGTTTACTAAAAAAGCTGGATGGGCCTATCGTTGGATTCGAGTTTCTTTATTGAATGAGCCTGACAACATGAACGTATCTTCAAAAATGCGTGAAGGCTGGGAACCGGTGAAGCATTCGGAACACCCAGAAGTCGTATTACAAGCAGACCCCAATAGCCAATTTAAAGAAGGCATAGAAATTGGAGGTCTATTATTATGTAAAGCTCCTCAAGAAATGATGGACCAAAGACAAGCTTTTGTAAATGAAAAAACAAGAGCACAGACTGAAGCAGTTGACCAGTCATACATGAATCAAAATGATCCTCGTATGCCTAAGTTTGCTGAAGGTCAAGAAAATGGTCGAAGTTTTGGAAAGGGCAAAAAATAAATAGGAGAAACAATCATGGCAACTACAGCTAGTCCTTACGGACTTAAAGCGGTAAACCATATAGGCGGAACTCCATACGCGGGTTCTACACGTCTATTACCGATTGCTTCTGGATATGCAACTAATATATATAATGGTTCAGTCGTTTTAATTGACGGTACAGCAGGTACAGTTCAAATTGTTACAGATTTAGGTAACAACGCAGACGCATTCCCTGCCGGCGTTATTGGTGTTTTTGTAGGTTGTACTTACACAGACCCAAATCTAGGCACAGTAGTGTTTAGACAAAACTGGCCAACAGGCACAGTAGCAGACGACGCTCAAGCATATATTGTTGACGACCCAGATGTAGTCTTTATGGCACAAGCGGACGGTGCAGTTACACAAGCTGATTTAGGTCAGAATACTAACTTCGCAGCAGTTCAATCTACAACTACAGGCGATACTACTACAGGTAATTCTAATAGTGCAGTATCTTCTACAACAGCTACGACAGCAACTATTGCTTTCCGTATTGTTGATTTTGTGGATAGTCCAACTTCAACCGTGGGTGATGCATTCACAGACTTATTAATTAAGTTTAATGCAGGCATTCACTCATACGATCGTGGTTTAGGCGTATAATTTAAGGAGAATAAAACATGGCAATTTCAAGAGCCCAGCTCCTTAAGGAGCTATTACCAGGACTTAACGCGTTATTCGGTTTAGAATATGCACGTTATGGGGAAGAACATAAAGAGATTTACGAAACTGAATCTTCAGATCGTTCTTTCGAAGAAGAAACAAAACTAGCTGGCTTTGCAGCCGCACCTCTTAAGTCAGAGGGAGCAGCTATTGCGTATGATAACGCACAAGAAGCTTTCACAGCTAGATACAATCACGTAACAATTGCTTTAGGATTCAGTTTAACTGAAGAAGCAGTTGAAGATAATCTATATGATAGTCTTTCAGCTCGTTATACTAAAGCTCTTGCTCGTTCAATGGCAAATACTAAGCAAGTTCGTGCAGCTAACGTTTTAAACAATGGCTTTAACGGTGCTTTCTTAGGTGGTGACAATCGTTCACTGTTTGGTACAAACGCTGCAGCAGCAGTTACTAATCACCCGTTGGTGAGTGGTGGTACTAACAGTAATACACAAGCGACACCAACAGACCTTAACGAAACAGCATTAGAAAACGCAGTGATTCAAATCGCAGCATGGACTGATGAAAGAGGTCTATTGATTGCAGCTAAACCACGTAAGTTGGTTATTCCACCAGCTCTACAATTCGTTGCTACTCGTTTATTAGACACACAACTTCGTGTTGCTACTGCTGATAACGATATCAATGCATTAAGAACTAACGGTGCAATACCAGAAGGTTATACAGTAAACCACTATCTAACTGATGGTGACGCTTACTTCCTAACTACTGACGTGCCTAACGGTATGAAGCATTTTGAAAGAACTGCTTTAACAACTTCTATGGATGGTGACTTCGATACTGGCAATGTAAGATATAAAGCCCGTGAAAGATATTCATTCGGTTGGAGTGATCCACTAGGTATGTGGGGTTCACCAGGTGCATAAGTAGTTTTATAGTTCTACTTAAAGCACTACCTCTGAAAAGCCTGGCTCCTCTCTGCTGGGCTTTTCTTTATCTAACACTCATGAATATCTTTATAGCGTAACTCTATACGGTATATATAATCTTTGTATCAGCAATGCTGAAATCTAAAATAAAGGAGAACTACTATGAAACATCACTGGACACAACCAGAAGTAACTGAAATGAGATTCGGTTTTGAAGTAACAATGTACGTAATGAACAAGTAATTTCAAAGCTTTATATAAAGGGACTTCGGTCCCTTTTTTGTTGTGCAAAAGCACTAAATAGAGTATCATTAATTATCTGGGAACATCCAGCTTATCAGACTGCCCCAGCAGACGCATACACGACGGATAAGCTTAAACTTTGTATGGAGAAAAAATCATGGCAAGAACCACATTTTCGGGACCAGTCGTATCACAAAGCGGCTTTTTATCCGACCACACTACCTCCGCAGCTATTAACGCAACTGCAGTTGCAACCGCAGCCGAAGTAGCTACAGGATATATTACATCAACATCTGCAGCAGGAACAAGTATTACATTTCCAACTGGAACTCTTTTAGGCGCTGAATTACAAGCAACTGCAGGAACAGTTCTTGATTTAGTCGTTGATAATACCGGTGGTGCTAGTACAGTAACAATGGTTGTTGGCGCTAACGCAATTTTATCAGCCGCAGCAGCCGCTGTAGGCGCATCATTTGGACTACTTACTGTACCTTCAGGTGTTACAGGCATGGCTAAATTTACTTTATTATTTAGTAGTGCTACTGCTTATACTATTACACGTACAGCTTAATATAGGAGAAAAAACATGGCTTTAACAACAGATATATGGGCCGTCACTCCTAGTTTTTCAGCTACGTTATATAGAGCCGCTGCCGCTATTGGTGGTGCTGGCGATATAACATTAGTTACTAATCAGCCTCTAGATAATGGGGCTGGTTATAAAATTCTATTTACTTGTGCAGGAGACGCAACTGCCGCTACATTTACTATCACTGGATACGTAGCTGGGGATTTATCTCAGTCTGTAACCACTGAAACTGTAGCCGGTGTTAATGCTGGAACTGCAACTTCTACAAACTACTACTCTAAAATTACTAGCATTTCATCAGATGCAGCGGTAGCAACCAATGTAAGTATTGGTAATGCCATTGCTGACGGCACTGCTCTACCCAGAGCAAGAATGAAAGGATTCTATTTTGTTGGTTCTGCAGGAGCAGGTAGTGTTACATTAACCTTAGATGGTAATGCAGCGTCAGATAGAGTTTTACTAAGTATAGCTACTCCAGCTAATGTAGAGTCACAACAGATGGCTTTACCAGGCGACGGAATTTTAATTAACGGAAGTGAACCACAGACAACGTTTGGTGTGATAACTCAAACAGCAGCTGTAACATCACTAACGGTATTCTGTGGATAAACTATGGATGAAGAGCCCAAACCGATCAGCAATGAAGAGCGCCTCGAAGAACTGAGGCGTTGGTTTGAATCACAAGGAGACTGTGTGTAATGGCAACACCTAGAAAAAAAGGAATGGGAATTAAGACTTCGGTTAAGTCTGGTAATTTTAGAAAGACTAAAACAGGAGCGGGAATGACAAAGAAAGGTGTAAAAGCCTATCGAGCTGCAAACCCAGGTTCTAAACTTAAAACAGCGGTAACAGGGAAAGTTAAGAAAGGTTCTAAAGATGCAAAAAGACGTAAGTCATTTTGTGCAAGGTCTGCAGGACAAATGAAGAAGTTTCCTAAAGCTGCTAAAGATCCAAACTCTAGATTGCGACAAGCACGCAAAAGATGGAAATGTTAAAAATGGATGAATCGACGAAACACTTAATAGACTTATCGGCTATCTTTACTGCTGTGGGCACTATGCTTTCATGGCTTCCTCACCTGGCATCATTATTTACTATTATATGGATGGCTATTCGTATTTGGGAAACCAATACGGTACAAAAGATATTTGGTAATAAAGAAGTTATTGGAGACGAAGGTGCTAAACCAAGAAAGCCTGAAGCTTCAAGTAATAGGATTAAGAAGTAGTGCCGCCTAAGACTAAAAAGCAGGAAAAGTTTATGCAAGCAGTGGCTAATAACCCAGAGTTTGCTAAAAAAGTAGGAGTTAAACAATCAATTGGACAAGAGTTCACTAAGGAGAAAAACATGAAAACTAAGAAAATGAATATGGGTGGCCGTACAGGTGACATGATGTATTCAAGAGGTTATGGAGTCGGTAAAAGAGGCAAGCGTATGCCTACTGAATTAATGACTGCACCTGGAATGAATAAAGGTGGCGGAGTAAGTAAACGTACTAAACACATTATGAATGAGAAAGATGAGATTCGTCGTGTGGATAAAGAGATTCGTGAAAACGAGGGCTACATGAAAGGCGGTAAAGTAAAAGGGTACGATGAAGGCGGCAAGGTTACTATGACTTCTATGAAGAAAGATAAAGAAGGTCGCGCTTTGGCTAAGAATAAGAAAAAAATGAAGCTAAAAGAAATGGCAGACGCAGCTGGTAGAGCTATGATAGCCAATAAACCAAAACCAAAAAGTGTGTATAGAGGAACAAAAGCTGCTAGAGCAGGAGCTAGGATAGGGGGACTAGGTAAAACTGGAGGATCTTCAGCTCTGATGAAAGCTAAAGGTAAAATGATGATGGGCGGCGGTAAAGTCAAAGGATACAAGAAAGGCGGAAAAGTTAGCTCAGCATCTAAACGTGCAGACGGTATTGCTACAAAAGGCCACACCCGTGGTCGTATAGTTTAACTAAGGAGAATTAAAATGGCATCATTACAAGACAGACTTCGCCAACAGATTAAAGAAAGAAAAGCGAAGAAAGTAAAAAGTGACTTAAACAACGAAGTCATGAAAGCTGAAAAGCAAAACAAAAAGAATGCAGGGCTAAGAGTCTATGGCAAGATTAATAAAACGACAGAAAAGAAACTTAAGAAAAAAGGCTTGACCGACGCTGAAATTAAAAGACTTAAGAAACAGGATATTGATAACAAAGGTCGCTTTGGAGCAAATGTTAAAAAGAAAAAAACATTCTTTAGAGATGATAAGCCTACTACATCTAAGTCTAAATCAGCACCAAGAGCCGTAGATAGAGGCGGAAGATTAAGTGCTAGAGGTTCAGAA